GGGATTATCTAACGCAGTAAGACGCAACACGGATTGGTTTAGAAAAGTACCTCCAAGACGTGTGAGGTGCAGCCTAAGAATTTATTGGAGAGAAAATGAAAAATGATAGATAGACGATTCGAGATACTAAAAGACCAAGTGCAGCAGTCAAACATGTGGGAAGTAAATAATCCCAGGGTCATAAAGATTGTGACACTTACAATGAAAATGATTGAGGAGGACGCATTGTTTAACGAGGAACAGAAAGAGCAATTGTATTTTATTTTTAGGTCAGTAATAAAAGTTTGGGGCAATAGTGAAATATCTATGTAACCAATTAAGTAATAGAACAGTCTAT